TGTGCGTATACTTGCGCCTCGTTAGTGTCATTGACCAAACTGTCCGGATCAATGTCCTGAGAAATAGCCAGTTCACGCATCAAGTTTGGTATCTTTACAAACGGAGCCAGCATAGGGTTGGCTACGGTTTGCAGCAGTGAGGTGAGTCGCTGTGTACGTACTTCCTTCTGCATGACGGCTGCTACGCCACGCGGTTTAATCTCTAGGTCACCCGTGATGTCATCTATGTTCTCTCCAAACTGCATGTTCCACTGAAAAAACGCTTCACCGATAGGCTTGAGCAGGTAGTCGTCGATGTTCTTGATGACCGTTTTCATAGACAAGCCTGCGCTGCCCATCAGCATAGATAAGCCTGCTGCAGTGCGTCCGGTACCTGTAACACCCGTCTGACCATGTGTGATCGACGGGATGCCTGTCTCTTCGTCGGCAAGCTGTCGGCTGATCTGGTACATCTGGATGTTCTCACCGGCAGTGTTCGGAAACTTGAGGCCGTTAATTGCTGTGCCGGTGACGCCCGACTGACGACGAAATATTTTGCCGGGGAAGATGTCCATGTTCTGTCCGGGCACCAACGACGCCTCATCTACATCGAAGACGAGATTGCCAGCGAGGGCGAGGTTGTCGATTGCCATACGAACGTGGCCGTTCATCAGCATCTGTGCGTCTTCCATGTTCTCCGCAACACCAACGCCCCAGATTTGATAGGGATTGATTTCGAACGGAAACGCCTGATACGGAATACGTGCCGGGGTGAACGGGTTCACAACGCAGCGAAGGATCATCGTGCCGCACACCCAGATGTTGACCTGCATCTGGTCGAACTCAGACATGTCTCCTGCACCCTCTAGTCCGACTTCTTTTGCGAACTTAGAGTCGAGAACGCCCCAGTATTCTAGGACTTCGTAGCGGTTCTCAGAGATGTAAGGTTCGGTTTCGTCTTCACGGATCGTATCCTCGTAGTATTTGTCCTCGTAGTTTGGTCCCTTTGCGAGGCACTCTTCAATTGCTAGGGCGTCGAAGTGTGGGCGCATGATAAGGCTACGAAGCTGCTGACGATTCATGCGGTGACGTTCTATGACGTACTCGCAGTCTTCTACAGACGTGGCGGATGGGTCGGGATGAAAGTCCCACACTGATACGTGTTCGATGCGAGGGACCGTACGCTCGTAGGGGTCGTACTCCCGCTCTCCCTCTTCATTCATCTTCCAGTTGTGAACGCGCTTGTAGAAGTTAAATGGTCCCTTGACAATACCTGTTCCGAATAGGGACGACTCAAAGATAGCCTTGCGAAACTCGCTTACGGCATTCGTGTCGAGCAACTGGTCATGGATGCACTTTTCCATCTTCCGTGCCTGCTCTTTTGCAGGCTCGAACTGCGGCTCACCCACGCGAGACTTGCCCGCTAGGATCATATCCCCAAAGTCTTTGCCGTAGGAACCTAGACGATGCGGCTCATCTGCCTGCATTGCTCCGGGGGCTACCTGCCGACCATCTCCCGGAAATCCGTAGGGGTCACTGGGTTCCTGCGTTGTTTCATCTACAGGGGTACGCATGTGAGCAAACTGCTCAATGCCTTCCGGCATCGGAGTTGCTTCCACTACAAGTGGGAACTTCTTATTGGCAAACAGAATGTCGATAATCTGCCCGTACGCAGCAAGTACCTTCGTCTTGGTGATCTTGATGAACACCTTAGACTTCTCGCTGTCGCGGTACTGCGTCGTACTATCGTAGATTCCACGAAAGTTTTTATACGCCTGCAGCCATCGCTGTTCGTATGAGAACCGTCCGTTTTCTGCGTCATCAAACTTAGCCCTGATATGACCCGCAAGTCCGGGCATCTGCTCATCAGGGTTTATAATCGGAATCGCTCGTTCGTCGTCCGGCTCTAAGAAATTATCGGCCATGTCGCTTCCTTAGTAGTCGCGTTCGTCTGCCATCTTAAACAGTGAAGCTTCCACAGTTGCTTTTGTTTGCTTCTTGGGCATATCTTCGATCATCGGGCCAGTTACGACACGACCATCAAACTCCAAGCCTTCACGGTAGAGTTGTGTTGCACCTTCGTCTGTATCGACGCTGGTCTTGTCGGCGTTCATAATGTATGATGCACCATAGTTGTAGTTATTACCGGGCATGAGATTATCTCCTTTTCTCTATAAACCCACCGGAGGAATACGAAAGACCCCCAGTTATTTTAGATACGATTGCTCGTCCTAAATTCTTATCAGTCAGTTCCATTCCTGTTTCTTTTCTAAATGGCTCTTTAGATACCTCTATGACAGAACTGGCGGCTGCTTCACCCACATCTTCTACAGCTTCTTTAGCTGCCATTCCTATGCCTACAGGAGGGACTAACTCTTCTGTGCCAGCCATAGCAGTTGCTTCTTTTTTGGACATGCCATAGCGATTTTGTAGGTCTTGAATACGATCAGGAATAAAAGCAGCACTTACAATCGGTGCAGATTTTGCTGCTGTTGTCGTTACGGCTGCAGCGGCTGCGCCCAACTTGATTCCGAACTTGGCCAGCTTATTCGTGAGACTAGGGTTGGGATTACCTACCGATTCTTTGGTAAGCTTTGCAGTGTCTACATCTCCGCCTGCTACGCCTGCTGCTTCGTCCTTAACTTCTTTTCTGATTTTGCTTACTCGTAGTTTCTCTACTTCAATGGCTCTGATCTCTTCGTCCGTCTTTTTTTGTAGATCAGCCCTGCCTTTTATATTTTGCGACTCAGCAGCGATTGCAGTAGCTTCTAAGTCTGCCGTACGAACTCTGCTTGCTGCTCTAGACTCAGCCTGATACTGTGCAGTTGTTTCAGGATCAGCAGGGGGAACATTATCTTTACTAAATTGACCGCCCTCAACTTCTAGGCTGTCAAGAAAAGCATCGTCAAGCGATTCTAGGTACTCATCAGCTACAAGAAGATCACGACTAACCATAGTCTGCAGAGTCTTTTCTGGAAATTTAATCCCTATGTCAGAGGCGAACTGTGCTACAGTCTGCGTTCCTGAATATCCAGCAATCGACGCAACTAACTCATTTGCTGCTCGTTTAATGCGTCTCTGACGAGATGCACTAGCAACGTATCCTGCCGCTTCTGTCTGAGGTTTTCGACCATTTAAAAAATCAATGTCACTTTCTAATAGTCCGGAATCAGTTAGAATCGTCTCATTGAGATTTCGTAACTTGTATACTGTGAAGTTCTCTGCTTTGAGTGTCCCATCGGGCTTTGCAAAGGTGACCTTCTCCATCGTGTTTGTAAGTAACGTGTTCAGGGCCGTTTGATTTTTCTTTGCGTTCGGAAAAATTACACCGGATGTTCTATCCCCTATTTGTTCATCTAGAACTCCCTGAACAGCGGGATTGACAACTACAAAATTATTCTTTTTGTTCTTATTGTCGTAATAAGTGAGAATACCATTCTCGCGGTCATAATTTTCTATGCTAAATTTTGAAATGTTTTCAGGTCTAAATCCTCCGAATAAGTGTCCAGCTATCTGTAGCCGTACTTCTTTAGGAACGGAGTCATCTGCAAGTATAGACTTTAATTTTTGATAAACGTCTGGCTGAAAACCCGTAGGTATTTTTCTTTGTCTTTTAAACTCCCAACCAGCTTCTTTGTTGAAGACATCTTTACCAAGAGAATTTTCTACTTCTTTCTTTACGTATCCAGAACCAAATCCTGCCCCATCAAACATGGTATTCAAGCGGGTAATCAACAGGGATGACCTGCTGCGAATAGTAGGAGACGCTTTTAAGTCAGCATCCCTAAATGGGCTGTCTGATATAACGTCACCGAAAACTTGACCAACATCTATGTCTTTAACGACTAAATCTAAAACAGGAGTGCCTGTAGTTTGATCTATGATGCCATCTAGTCTCTTAATGTGAGAAGCTACTTCTTGAGGCACACTTCCATCAGGCTTCATAGACGCTTCGAACTGAAATAGTTCGCGCAGCGTCATGCTCTGCTTCTGTTCTTTTGTTACTCTTTTTGCCATCAATTAGTATCCGAATACTTCGTCTTGAACTTGGTGTACTTGATTCTTGATTGCATTGAGTTGCTGGTGTATCGAAGCGTAGCCGCTCATGCGTGTCATCATTCCGTAGCGCAGGGCATCGTAT